TATTACTACTACTCCATCTACTACCAAATCATCTTCCAATATTACTACTACTCCATCTACTACCAAATCATCTTCCGATATCACTACTACTCCATCAAAAGTGGATGCAGAAAATCAACAAAAAATAGATGAAAGTACTAAATTAGCAATGCAATTAAAAGATGATAATGCCAAAATAGGTGCAGAGATAGATATCGCACAGAATAAACTTTCATCATACAATACTACACCGTCCACATTAATTACTCCGCCTATCATGAAAACAACAAAAACGACTACTACTGCTGCTGCGAAATCTGTATCTAACAAAACAAAACAAGCGGATTCTTCCATCATATCTTTAAATACCGGATCTACGAAAACCGCATATTGTCAACCAATCGACGATATCGATCCAAGTATTTCTCAAGTAGCGAATTTAGAAATACCGTTAGATGGAAAATATGCACCGAATGATGCATCGAATCATATTATACGTACAGTTCTCTATTTCTTCTCTTTTTTTTCGGTGATAATCTTTGTCATTTTAATTACTCCTTATTTCTACAATTTATGTATTTTGGATCTCATTTTTAACAATGAATTACTTATAGGAAAAAACAATTCGGCACAATTATTTTTGAATCGTATTCGAGCAGCAGATATTTATATGACAATCGTATTTATCAGTTTAATTTTTATATTAATTAATTCTGGAATTGTTTCGAATAATTCGTCGGCAACAACAATGGGATTATTTGTATTTATATTTTTTGTAGTTGCATTTGCCATTGTTCAAAAAGAAAAATTATCGGATAGTTTCGTAAATGAAAAGAGATTAAGTGGATCCGATGATAGCGCAGTCAGACCAGATGTATGGGATTTCATCACAGAAAATATATTATATATTCTTTATAAAAACAATAATTTTGATATATTAGGAATTGTTTTACTGATTGTATTATTTATTACTATTTCATCTACATTGTGGTGGTCTGGAATACTTAATTTAACTTCGAATAAATATTTAACTTCATATGTTATCATTGTATCCGTATATTTTACGATTTTATTGAAATATTGGACAAAATCATAAATATAGATAGATCAGATTATGTATTACCGATATATTTCTGTAATTTTTAACCAAGATCCAACATCTGTAATAATATGAAGATTATCATCTCCTGCAGTACGATATGCCGAAATTATAATTGTTTTTGAGGACATATCTGAATTGGTATATGATCCCATTAATGGAAAAATAGTTCCACTACGTGTTCCGACTCCACCTGAATCCGATCCTATCCATTGTTGATATCCTTCTGAAATACCACTAGTATTAACTTTTATACGCGATGTAAATGCATCTGTATTAATATTTGAATTTCCACTGACTGTATATTTTGTAAAATATTCGACGATAATATTTGAGTGAAATGAAAGGGGAGTATATTGATATGTTGCAATTGTTGTATCTACACCACTATTAATATCAACTCCGGCTAAATTTTGATTTATTAAACTATATAGTAAAACAGTCGTTTGTAGCATTTGCCCGGGTTTATACATTGTGTTTATGGGGGAAAGAAAATTGGTATTTTTGTTATTCATTATATATTACATACATATTTTGGTTTTAAACCCTCAAAGAATTAAAATGTCCCATTTCAAATCTTTGGCGGTATAAATCTTCACTGGTATAACTATAGAATTACTAAATGATATTTTATCATTATAAAATATCGTTTACCCATATGCGTACAATAAAACAAAACCAAAATCTTTATTATGAAATAAATGATTGATTATTCTAAACAACAGATGCTCCAACTAAATGATCAAATACAGGAAGGAATGAATCATCATCATTCTCATCTTGAACAAAATGACTACGCTCTGGAACGTATGTACGAATAACCTCTTCTTCTAATGTCATTTCATCGGGAATAATATTATCTACAAAATATTCGTCTTGAGGTAGTTCTTGGTTGATTCTTTGATTCGACGATACATGAGGGATAAGATCCACTTGAATATTTTCGCGTTTATTACTTACTGAACTTCTTCGTAATAATTCATACGCAACAAAAATGTAGATGATTCCTAGAAAAGGGTTTGTGTATAAAAATAAGAAAAGAGTAACAATAAACATTGAAACTAATCCAAGCGGTGAATTAATAGATCCTTTCATATATTCAGGAGTTTTGAATGGATACACTAAATAAATAATAAATATAACTAATGCGACCATTTCGATTAGAGACATTGATTTGGTAAAATCTGAAAACTTCATATGAATAATATATTATAATATATGATTATATTTTCGTGGAGAAATTCTTTATATTCTTCCAAATATATAAAATCGAAAAGATGCTAAACATATTTTTATAGTATATAATAGTTCTCTCCAATCCAATCTTTTCATTTTATTCACGTATAATCTTTTCACATGAAAAAAAATATCTTTGCAAGATTTCCTTTGAAAAAAACCAAAACAAATATTCCAATCCAAGTAAAACCTGTTATCACTTCCGAATATAAAGAAACCGTTTGTAAAAATTCGTATTTGGGGAAAAAAGGATATACCATTCTCAAAAAGGCAATTACAACAGAAGATTACGAGTTTTTAAAAACCGATTTGTTTATGAAACCGAAGGTCTTCGGTGCAGCATTTGGTCAAAAAGACAACGATGCATTTCCAGTATATCGCGAAAATGCCAATAAAATATATATTCCTCGATTCTATGGAATCAACCGATATGGAGAACCCGAAAACTCCGAATTAGAAAAAGGAGATAATATTCAAGTGGCATTTGTAAAAGAATTGCGAGATTATCAAGACAGAATTGTGAATATTTATGTGGATTATGTCACGCCCAAACCAAATGGTAGCGGAGCGATACTGGAAGTTCCTTGTGGGAAAGGAAAAACAGTGATGGCGCTAAAAATCATATCCATTCTCTCTAAAAAAACATTAATACTCGTTCATAAAGAATTTCTAATGAATCAATGGATTGAACGAATTGCCGAATTCTTACCGAGTGCCCGTGTGGGAAAAATACAGGGTCAAGTGTTTGATGTAGAAGGAAAAGATATTGTCATCGGAATGATTCAAACAATGTATCATCGTGAATTTCCCCCCGATACATTTTCGTGTTTTGGACTCACAATTATTGATGAAGTTCATCATATTGGTAGTGAAAAATTTTCGAAAACTCTTTTAAAAACAGTCACTCCATATATACTCGGTATTTCGGCGACGGTCGAACGTAAAGACGGATTAACACAAATATTGAATATGTTTATTGGAGATAAAATATATTCCGAAGATCGAAAAGATGAAGATATTGTTTCTGTAAGAGGAGTTGAATTTATAACGGCAGATCGAGAATTTAATGAAACCGATTATGACTACAGAGAAATTCCCAAATATAGTACCATGATGAAAAAATTATGTGCGTTTGGACCACGATCCGATTTTATTGTGAAAGTAATTGCCGATTTATTGGAGGAAAATCCAAATAGTCAGATTATGGTATTGGCACATAATCGTTCCTTATTGACTTATTTGTATGAATCCATCAATCATCGTAATCTAGGAACTGTAGGATATTATGTAGGAGGCATGAAAGAAGTGGAATTGAAAAAAACGGAATCGAAACAGATTGTATTGGCGACATATGCCATGGCAGCAGAAGCATTGGATATAAAATCATTATCGACATTAGTCATGGCAACTCCAAAAACAGATATTGAACAATCTGTTGGACGTATATTGCGTGTCAAACATGCGAATCCGATTGTGGTGGATATCATTGATTCACATGAATTGTTTAAAAATCAATGGAAAACCAGAAAAACATTTTACCGAAAATGTAATTATAAAATAATGTTTATGTCTTCTTCGAGATATACTGGAATGAAACTAGACTGGATAAGTGATAAAACATGGAAAATCGAATTTGAACCGAAATTGAAAAATACAGAGATTGAACATCCTGTTGCAAAAAATAGTATATTACACCGAAAATGTTTCATTGAACTTCCAGAAGAAGTCGACGTAGTATAGTGTTTGTTTTCTTACACCTTTTCACGTTGAAAACGCGAAAAGTAACCGTTCCATTCCATTCATTTCTGCCCCCTCAAATGGGGGACATATTGAATGGAATGGTGTAAAAAAGATGTTGTATAAAAATATTTCTTTATATATCCTATATATACTATATATATGATTTTAGAACTAGCGAAAAAATACGGGGATTTTTTTTATGCGGTCGGATTTTTCAGTGAAATTATTATGTTCGCATTAGTCATTGGTTTGATATATACAAATTATTTAGATACCATATTGTTCATTGTTGTATTTTTTTTAAATATTTTATTAAATCGATTTTTGAAAAGTACCATTAAAGATCCCAGACCGGAAGATGTCAAGAAATTTTTATATTCTGAATATATTTCTAAAAAACACGTTGCATATGGAATGCCATCGGGACATAGTCAAAATGTATTCTATTCCATTGTGTATTTATATTTATCCAATCCCAATTATCAGTGGCTATATCTTACAATGACAATTGGAATATTAACTCTGTATGAACGATGGAAATTTCATAATCATACCATAAATCAATTAATTGTCGGAATGATACTGGGATCGTCGATTGCATATTTGGTAGTTCATTTTAGAGAATATCTGCGAGAATATATCGATAAAAATATCAACAAATAATTCCAAGAATATAGTATACATCGAGAACCAAATAAAAATACAAATAATGAATAAAACAGATATAAATATTCCGTCGATATTTTTATATGATATATGAAAATACCGATTCATGAAAATGTTCAAACAAAATTAGATTCGTTCTATGAATCGAAAAAAATACCGCATATTATTTTCCATGGATCTTCTGGGACTGGAAAAAGAACGATTGTTCATGAGTTTTTAAATAAAATTTATAATTCGGATAAACAGAAAATGAAATCGAATATTATGTATGTAAACTGCGCACATGGTAAGGGAATCAAATTCATACGCGATGAACTCAAATTTTTCGCAAAAACGAATATTCAATTCAATAAAGGAGTCATGTTTAAAACCATTGTATTATTAAATGCCGATTATTTGACAATTGATGCACAATCAGCACTGCGTAGATGCATTGAACTATTTAGTATTAATACCCGTTTTTTTATTATTGTCGAAAATAAACATAAATTGTTGAATCCCATATTGTCTCGATTTTGCGAAATTTATATTCCAGAATATACGGATGAGAATAACCAAATTCTTAATTTACATCAATATAATTTGAAATCCAAATATTTATTGGAGAACATGAAAAATACTAGAAAAAACGAACTTTATGAAAAAATGTCCGATTTGGAAATAAATATTCCCGATCATATTCATTTAGTAAAACGTTCCACCGAATTATATGAAGAGGGATATTCTTGTTTAGACGTAATTCAGTGGATAAATGAATCTTCTGGATTCAGTCCTTCAGAAAAATCTGAGATTTCCATGTGTTTTTACAAAATAAAATCCGAATATAGATGTGAAAAGTTATTGATGTTGTATATGTTAGATTACGCATATTTACGTTTAAACAAAGATTTGAAAAATGTGGGATTTATATAAATATGGACGATTTTGTTATTTCCAATTTACACGAAGCGAAGAATGAATGGTGTAGTCGTCTTGTAAGTGTTTTCACCCCTTTGATTAATGAAGGAATTCGATCTATTTTTAACGAGGCATGGAAATTATGTCTGGATACCGATGAAGTCAATAAATATTTAATGACTTTTCAAAATTTATTATCGCGAGTTCCAAAATGGAATAATATTATTGTAGAAGAAGAACGCAAACGAATTATTGAACGTAGTGGATGCCATTATTTAGAGGATTTAATTACATGTGTCCATATTATCCAATTGAAAGTTCTCACATGTATTCGTGTAGGAAACAAACAGAAAAAGATTGATATTTCTATCCCGAAATTAGACCATTTTATCCACAAAGTATATATTCATGTTGCCAGAAAAGTATACATGAATGTGTATCTGTTTGAAAAAAACATCACGCCTTTACAAACACAAAAGAATGCGAGAGAATTGGAAATTATTATTCAAGAATGTATTTTAATTGCGATTCGCGAAAGTATTCCTACAGAAGATATTATTCGCGCATATATGGATGAAAGCGTCGAACAAGAAGAGGAAATTACGATTGAACACGTGGAGGATCCTATTGGGGAAAAAGGAGGGAATGCCGATGTCGATACAAATGGTGATACCAATGCCGATGCCGATACAAATGCCAATGCAGATACAGAAAAAGAAGAAAAACCAAAACCCGAAATTCCTGCAATAGTTCCTTCTGTTAAAAATTTAGACGATTCTCCAGTTATTACTCGACTAACATTTAACGATTATGATTCGGTGTTAGATACAGAAAATAAAATGGATTCTGTAAATGCACCGAAAACGATTGAACGGTTAGAGGAAATCAGTAGTGAACGTGCACTACAACGAAAAATGGATGAAGACGAAGATGATTTGGATAGTAAAATCAAAATTCATACCGACAATATTGATTTAGGAACATTAGATGTTTTTGATATGGATAAATCCGAAGATTTTGTATCATTGGATGATATCGAAGAACTGAATTAGAAGAGTTTAGAATATCATTTGTTTTTTGCGTATTCGAACTCAATAAAATATTTCATGGTTTTTTATTTAGGAAATGGAAAACTTGTTTCTTTTTGCGGTTTTTACAACTATTTTGTTCTGTTTGGTCAAAATCATTGAAATGAAATATTTAGAAAAAGAGTTCAAACCTCTTAAATATATTGTGAGAGATGCATTTATTGTGTTTGTGAGTGCGTTAGGTGGGTCATACGGATTTTTTTATTTTAAAAGTTCCATTGCCAATTTCTTCAATGTAGTTACTGAAAACAAAACCATGAATATGGAAGCCACCCAAATATTTACGGATATTCCTGGATTTTAATTTTAATATTTTTCTATGAAAAAATCTATAAGATATATATAATGGCTTATCGTAAATCACTTAAGAAATCAATGAAAAAGGGAGTAAAAAAATGTGGAGGAAAAATGGGAGGAAAAATGGGAGGAAAATCAAGCAAACCAACAAAAACATGCAAACGTAAATTGAAGAGATGTTATTCCAGACGTAAATCTGAAAGTGCATCATTATTTTAAATCTTCGGCGGTATAAATTCTCGGTTATACAGTGGTATATACAAAAAATAATAAAATAGATGTTTATTTTATTATTTTATAGGAAATATTCTAGTTCTCAATAATAGAATTGAAGAATATAGATTATGATTCGATTGTTAGAATCACACGAAATATTATGCATAACATTCCAACCAATCAATATTCATAATTGTTTGATTAATCTCATTTATAGGGGTTTGTACTGCAAATTTCGAGAAATAAGGATCACTTAATTGATCAATAGGAGAATGTTTATGAACATTTCTTGCAATCATTTTGTATAATTTGAAATGTGGATATCGTTCTTCTCCATTTTTTTTATACAATAGATTTTTACCATTGTCATCCGTGCACCATCGCATAATTGTTCGTTGTAAATCATCAATATCATCGATATCATTATCCACTTCATCTAAAATAAAATCATAAATAGAACATCCTAATCTAGACAAATCGAAACTATAATTCGGTTCTAATCTTGGTTTAGATTCATTGAAAAATGGTTCAATATTATACTGGGTGGATGCATCTCCTCCGATTGCAAAACTATCACTGCAAAATACATTTCCTTTGTATTTATAAATCGCCCGTCCAAAATCAATAATCTTGAATATTTTACCATATGTGGGAACTTCGTATAATTGTCCGTTATATATATAATACAGGAATTCGATGTCGGTATCAATATACATAATATTATTTGTATGAAGATCATTATGTGTAAAATGAAATGTTTTCTGATAAATGATTAATGTCATAATTATTTGGAATAATGCACTTCCCGCAGAATCGATATCTAAATGACGTCTTATGAATAAATCATCTAATGTCCCTACACATTTCTCCAAACAAATCATTTGAATTGGAAATTGAGAAATATATGCAAATAATGTCGGTTCTCCTTCATCTTCATCTGATAAATCATTTTCATCTGTTTCATCAGAATTAACTGTTTCATAATCGTCATCGTCATCGTCATCGTCATCGTCATCGTCTACATTATCGGCATCTTCTTCTGTTTCTGAATAATTCAATTCACTATTGTCGGAACTAATTGTAGATAAACTTTTAGAATTAGAATGCGAATGGATGGATCCAGAAGATTCAGGTTCATATATTAATTCGGTGTTAGTATCAGTATCTTCATTCATTTCGATTATCACGTCATTCGATGATGATGATTCATTGATTTCCACAGCATTTAATGTATCTATAGAAAGATTTGAAACATTTGATCCATTGTGAATACATAATTTATCTTTATTTTTTCGGGAACCAAAATTGGAGAACGGATTTTCGTTCTCTTCAATTTCATACATTTTATTCTTGTTTTCCACAAAAAACTCGGATTGCATCAAATATTCAATATCATCTACCACATTCATTTTATATTTTTCCTGGATTCCTAAATAGGAGCCATAATAATCAATGGCATTTAAAATACCACCCACATTTAATAATTGACTGGATAAATAACAGAAAAAGTTATCGACATACGATGCATTATTCGAATTCGATATTTTTTGACAACATGTATCATCTACCAAATTGGGCAAAGTATGAATATCGATGTTTTTATATTTTCCAATCATATATTTAATTGGATCGATCAATGGCGAAAATTTGATAAATACATCTCGATCGACAACTAATTTAGAAATACGATCATATGTTTGGTGTAAATCGACAATATGGTATCGATGATTGAATGAGATCGAATCGTAATTTGCGGAATTCATCTCGAAAAAAATATTATATGTCGGATTATAATTCTGTAATTTATCAATATGATAAGGAAAATAAGATAATGGATTAGAGGATTGATCAATTTCATCGATCGGTACAGTTTGTTCATACTGTTTTTCTAAATGTTTTATGTCGATCTTTTTTGTCTTGTAATAATGAATTTCGAATTTAGCCATTTCAATAAATATTAAATGTTATAATTCATTAGAATATTAAAATCGTTTTGATTAAACGATTTGATATGAGAATTCGCGTATTATATAGGGGTTTCAATATATCAATGGCTAATATATAATATTCTGTATGACACTTGAATTAAAAAAATTTGATATGCGTTCCATTACATTTAAGCCAGATGAAAACAAAGGACCGGTTATTGTAATGATTGGGCGTCGTGATACAGGTAAATCGTATTTAGTTCGCGATTTATTATATCATCATCAAGACATTCCGATTGGAACAGTTATATCGGGAACAGAAGCAGGAAACGGGTTTTATGCCAGTCATGTTCCTAAACTATTCATACATCATGAATATAATACGGTTCTCATTGAGAACATTTTAAGAAGACAAAAAGTAGTATTGAAACAGGTAAATAAGGAAATGGAACAATATCGCCGAACCACAATTGATCCTCGTGCATTTTGTATATTGGATGATTGTTTATATGATCAGTCATGGACGAAAGATAAATTAATGCGTCTTCTTTTTATGAATGGTCGTCATTGGAAGATTATGCTCATTATCACAATGCAATATCCTCTTGGTATCCCTCCCAATCTTCGAACCAATATCGATTATGTGTTTATTTTAAGAGAACCTTATTTAACAAATCGTAAAAGAATATGGGAGAATTATGCGTCTATGTTTCCCACATTAGAATCGTTTAGTGCCGTTATGGATCAAACCACTGAGAATTATGAATGTTTGGTGATAAATAACAATTCCAAATCGAATAAATTGAATGATCAAATTTTTTGGTATAAAGCCGAGAATCGTCCGGATTTTAAATTGGGATCGAAAGAGTTTTGGGAAATATCAAAGGGAATGGGATCGGATGATGAAGATGAAGCATATGATCCACAGAAATCGAAGAAGAAAAGTACAGGACCACAAATCACTGTCAAAAAAAACAAATGGTAAATTATTTGTATAAAATGTTTTATTTATATAAAACATTTTATTATTTTTTGTCATATTTCTATATATTTGTTATTAATTATCCTTTTTATCAGTTTCTTCTGCTGTCAATTTAAGATTGTTTTCCAATACTTTGGCATTGTATGCGTTTGTATCTTCTTCGGTTGCAGGTTCTCTACTCTCGAAATCCACAGTTTCTTTGACACCGACTAAATTACCGGCTTCATCAATCGTCTGGGTTAATACATTACCACTCTTTTTTGCGAGTTTGATATTTTCCTCGATGGCTTTCTTCTTAGATTCTTTAATACGTCGTTCGAAATCTTCCTTTGCTCTGGTCTCGTTCTTAATTTTTTCACTGTGTAATTGATTCAATTCTTCTTCCATAAACTCAATACGACCTGTTTTATAGGCATCCGGATCCCATGGAATCCAGATTCCGACTGGACCAACAAAAATATCATGATTCGGATCCATCTCGCGAATCTTTTTACATTTCATTTCGGCTTCTTCTTGACTTGAAAATACACCGCGAATTTTTAATCCACGAACCGATGTTTGAAATTCATGTTCTTTTTGGAACTTTTGATTTAGCACATCTTCATTTTTATCCAAAAAGTTTTTATAATCATCCTCCACACCTTGTTCTTTTAATTTAGTCTCTTCTTCCTTTACAAATTCAGTATAATCGGAAATAAGCGACTCGACTTCTAAACCATACTTATATGACTCAAAATGAATAAAATCGAAAAACTTGTCCATCGATTTTTTAAAATCCCATTGTTTTAGAAATTGTTCAAACAAAAATAATTCGCGAAGTTTGATATTTTTTTCAGGAGAAATAAATGACATACACGCGAATTTTTGACCGGCGATCGGAGTATCCTCATCACACAAATCAATGTATTTAGGATTTAATTGTCCATTTTCCAATGTTTTTTTTTCGAAACTAGTCATGATATAATAGTTTTAGGAGATTTATGTTTAAGTATTTTATTTTTAATTATATAATTTCATCTATTTTATTTTATTTTTGTATTATATAAACAATGTCATTCGACTTTAGTGAACTTGTGAAAAGAGCGATTAAATATATTGTGGAGGGTATCATTGTTGCTATTGCCGCATATGCCATTCCTAAGCATTCCCTTAAGGTAGAAGAAGTTGTGTTAGTTGCACTAACTGCTGCCGCCACATTTAGTGTATTAGATGTGTTTATTCCTTCAATGGGTCAATCTGCTCGTTCGGGTGTAGGTGGTGTTGTCGGTGTGAATCTAGCAGGTGGTCTTCGTCTTGCATAAATATAAATAGATTTAGATTTGGCATAATATAATATTTACATTTTGATAAATATTATATAATCTATATAAAGTATTGGTTCTCATATATAATAATAATGAGTACATATTCGGTATACGTAATTAATTTCAAAGATGAAGAAAGGAGAACTCGCATGACAGAACGATTTAATCGTGTAAATAAACAGATTACATTTACGGATCCAGTGACTATCGATGATGTGCGTATGTCGGAATATGATATTTCCGTGGATGAAAAACGAGTATGGGCAATATTTTTTCAGCATTTAGATTCGATTATCCATTTTTATGAAAATACTACAGATGATTATTGTATTGTGTGCGAAGATGATGTCATGATTTCCAAAGATTTGGATAAGGAAATGCCGGAAATAATGGAAACTATGAAACAGAAGAATTTAGATATTTTGTTGTTGAGTTATTTATGGCAATATCCTATTTCAAAAGACAATCTTCAATTTCCGTTTTTATGTGAAACTCCCCATTTCCAATTTCGCGGATATCCATTTGAACTATGGGGATCGCATATGTATATGGTTAGTAGAAGTCATGCCAAAAACTTAATCGATATTTTTTCGAGTCAATATGTGAGAGAACAAAAAGATAAATTGTACCCATTATCTCCCGATTGGCAGATGACTAAAATGGGAAATCGCGGAATAATTATTCCAATGGTTGGGGTGGAAGAAGGAAATACAAAAACGGATCATGTAGGACAACAAACATTTCATAGAATGTGTTTTGAATATAATTATAAAGAAGGTAAACATTTTTGATTGTATTTTAGAACATACAAAAACTCATAAAATAAAACTAAATATATATTTATAATATATATTTAGTGTTATGCCGAGAAAAGATAAATGTTTTTCGGAATGTCGCGGATTAAAACCAAATGATTGTGTTGTTACAGAAGATAAAGATACTTGTAAAATGACAAATGGTTCTCGATACAAATATTGTCGTCTTTCGAGAAAATATGTCATGAACAAAGATTGTAATATCACACAGAAGTTAAAACACAATCGTTCTGTAAAAGAAAATTCTCCTATTAAAGAAAATACTCCTATTAAACCAAGTTCTCCAACATCACAATCAAAAACCAGAAAGAATATTGCTGCTAGAAAAATAATTGGGAAATTTATGTTAGCAACTGCCGCACAACGACGCGCCCATTTTTTGAAAACTGTTTGTTCAGATTCGGGGGCATGTATTGCATTCGGGACAGAATCCAAAAAAATAAAAGATTTCTTCGATGGATTTACTACATTCGAACATGTAGATCCACCCATTAAACGAATTGGTGTTCCATCAAGAAATGGATTTGTAAATGAAATCAAATATTCACGTAACGAATATACTGCATATGCAATATTGAAATCGTCAGTAAAACCGAGTGCAGATAATTTAGTATATGAATATTTGGTCGGACAATATTTAAATCGCCAATCCCTTAAATTTCCGTGTTTCTTGGAAACATATGGATTATTTTATTATAATAACAGCGATCAGTGGTCGCATGTTAAAAATACAGAAGTAATTACTACAAACGTATTAAAAAATAGTCTTACTTATCAACCAACAGTCAATTATGCGGTTGCATGTCAACTCTCAAAATTAGCATGTATTTTAATTCAACATCTCAAAAATGCAGAAACATTAGCCAATAAAATGACAAATGTTTTACATAAACACAATTTTATAAGAAATGATTTATTAAATATATTGTATCAAGTTTATATGCCTCTTGCATTCTTACAAAATGAATTCACACATTATGATTTACATTGCAGCAATATATTAATATATGAACCAATCAAAAATAAATATATTCATTATCATTATCATTTATCAAATGGAGAAATAGTAGATTTTAAATCACAATACATTGCAAAAATAATTGATTATGGTCGCTGTTATTTTGATGATGATAAAACAAAAATAAATTCTGTAAAAATAGTGAAGGAAATATGTTTCACTAATGGATGTTTTCCTCACTGTGGCTATGGTGCTGGATTTAGAACCAGTGCTCGTGAATTAAAACCCAACAATTATTATACTAGTATAATGTATCCAAATCAAAGTCATGATTTAAGAGCATTAAATATAATGAAATCCTATATAAAACCTGGTAATATATTTGCATATAAACCCCTCAATGATTTTATTCAAAAAGTAGTATATGGACAAGGAATAACTGGAGAAAAAGTATATTATGGAACAAAACCAAATACAAAGAGTGGTTCTCCAAAATATCTCACAATAAATAATGTAAATGATGCATCGAATGAATTAAAACGACTCATTAAAGATCCAGTTGTGATACAACATAATAATAATGTGTATGATAACAAAGAGAAAATTGGGGATTTACATATATATACAGATGAGCGAAATATGAAGTTTATACCATTTACACTGTAGGAAAAAACTCCCAATCTAATTCATTACACACCTTTTTCCATATCATATCCTGTTCCAATTGTTTTTCCCGATCTTTCATCATGGGTATATATGGAAGATATTGTACTTGATCTAATAATACACACAGTTGATAAAGGGTATATGTATAATTAAAAAAATTGGTTCGATTTGCGGGACAATGCACCGCCCAAGGTTTTTGTATTTCTATAAAGAGAACACATAATGTTTCGTGTAATTCTTCGTTCATAATGGGCGGTTTAATTCCAAAAATAGAATTAATATATTGAATATGTTCAAAATATTTATTGAATCCTAATTTCCGCAATATCTCCCGCATTTTATCGTAATTGATTTCCGAATAATTGGTGATACGTTCCTTTTTGATTCTCGCGCGAATGGCGAAAATGACATCATCCGGAATTTGGGTAGTTTCTTTTGCTTGAAATTGAGATAATATTTCTTTAAAATGGTTGAGACGGATATATGCAGTATATGAGACTTCATTCGGCGGTTCTTTATTGGATGGTTTCGAAAAATCGATGATATAGGTAATAAATTTACCACATTGATCATTGTTGCATATTAAAATACCTTCTTCATCCTGTGGAATAAGTTCTCCCTTTCGACAAACTTCACATACATCGGAGGGGACAATAAAATCTTGAATATTAATAATATCATTATTCACATTTTTCCAATAGTTTTGATATGCTTTCTTTGATTGACTATGTTCAGTCGATGGATTTGTTTCATCGGATTGTTTCGGATTTATTTTAAAAAAGGAATTGAGAACATTCACATTTTGTTTTCCACCGCCACTTGAAATATCTTTTTTTTGTTCGAAATAATTGAATATATAATTAGAGTTCTCCAATAGATATTGTTTTTTCTGTGATTTTATCTTTTTTATCGCCGCTCTTTTTTGAAGAATCTTGTCCCGGCTCTCCATATATTCTTCAATTTGATTGGGTTTCAGTAATTTAATTTTCTTTTTTAATTCTTCAATTTCGACATGAAGTTGGGGAATAACAACCGATTCATTGGATTGAAACTGATTCAACATTTCTGTATGTTTTTCATCAATAGTATTTGGGTTTTTAGAATGATTGGATTTCATATTGCCAAGATGTTTTTAGAATTCATACGAATCTTTTTTTATATAAATTTGTGGTTGATATATATTCTGTAGGATACAAATAAAATTATACATATCGCTTCGTAAAAGATAGAAAATGAAAATCACACTCTATCTAAATACATGTCGAATACCAGTGATCAAGATCAAATACAAATGTCCAAATCCGAATTTCATAAATTAGTATTTATTTCGAATGCATTGGATAAAGGTTGGACTATCAAAAAAATGCAGGAATCTTATATTTTCACAAAAAAACATGAGGGAAAAAGAGAAATATTCCAATCCGATTATTTAGAGAAATTCATACATTCCAATTCCAATATTTCAACCTGTATGATTTAATGGCAAGTATTATGACGATTCACTGATTCTGCTTCATGTATATTGAGTATTCGTGACGATATATGCATTGTCTAAATATAATGGTCGAATATATTATGTACATTTATACAACAAATGATTTAAAGATTACCGTCAATATTATATAAATACGATAAATGACGGAACAAAATATTATAATTGAACAATGGTATGTTAAAACATTGGTAAATAAGATAAAAAACAGAGAAATAGACAAATCGAAAAGTCAACGAAAACAAACATGGCATACTTTACCCAAAAAAAACAATGTTCCCTCTCAAAAAAACTACATCAAATTTCTATATACACCTTTTTACATTTCAAACGCTGATTAATTTATAAAAAATTGAAATAAAAAATAATACATATCATAAACTAAACTATTAATAAAATATGACAGAAATTAATCTAGAAGATTTTACAGAATTTTCAAAGATAAAGGATATTTGGAGTGATTGTTTCCACGATAAAAACGGACTTCACGAATTTCTTAATAATGTTGTTATGAATATGGATAAAGATTGTAATAACGGATATGGAAAAATGTTACCTGACTTTTCAGACATTTATGTTTTAGTTTCAAAAAAAGATTTTCCATTTGAAAAATTAACATCAAACCAAGAAATATCAATTGATTTATCAGTAGCAAAACAAAATTTTATATTAGGTTATATATGGTTATGTCCTTGGGTATTACAAAATGAAGGATGCATTCCATATCATTTTATTAATTTCATTGATAGTAGAATATCAGGATTAAACATATCAAAATACATGATAGAAAAATATGAAGAAATTGAAGAAGGAAATTATTTATTCCCATTTGAGGTTATGAGTGGAGCAGAATATTATTGGAAAAAATATTTTATGGAAGTATATAAAATAAAGAATAAAACAAATTTATTACAAATGATATCTGAATATAAATTTAAAAAAAACGATATACGATGGGATGAATTAATGTCGGCATTTGAAATGTAAAAAAGTGTAAAAGAAAAAA